GGTCCGGGCCGTCCAGGGGGAGGCGGTCAGAGCATCGCGTCCACAGCCGCGAAGTCCGCCAGCCGCGTGACGTGCGCGCCCTCCTCGAACGTCCACGTCCGCACGGCCCAGCCCGGCCGTGGGCCGTTCGTGCCGGAGTACCGGTCGATGACCTTCTCCATCACGTCGCGCCGGTCGGACACGGCCAGCGCGCCGTGGTGCTTGGCGATGGCCCCGTTCGGTAGCTCGATCACGAACAGGATCTCCCCGGCCCGGGTGTGATCGCGGTACCAGCGCTCGCGCTGGTTCTTGCCGCGCGGCGCGCGCTCGTAGTTCGGGCGGTCGGTGGTGGTCTCGGGGGTCGTGGTGGTCATCGCGGGGACCTCCTGGGTCTCGGTGGCCGGGGTCTCGGTGGCCGGGGTCTCGGTGACGGTCTCGGGCGTCCAGCCAGCCTCCTGGGAGCCGTTCTCCCGGGCCTTCAGACAGGTCTTGCACGTGGCCTCGGCCTCGGTGGCGTGCTTGGCGGTGCCGCTCTCCTCGGCGCGCTTCCACGCGCCACAGAGGCTCGCGCCGCCCCGGTTGCGGACGGTCAGGTGGACGGTCTTGGCCTTGCCGTAGGTCACGTTCCCGGTGCTCGTCATGGGAACTACATTACAGCCATGACTGTGAAGTGTCAACCCCTGGACGCCAACGAGCCCCTGACCTGGGTCAGGGGCTCGTGTGGCTAGCTGGTGGGCTTGCGCTCTATCGGTGCCCGGCACTCCCGGGAAGACCTCGCGGACGAGGCCCCACCATCACCGGACCCCCACGCTGTGGGGGCTGGGGGTCATGCGGCGGCCGGAACGAGGTCCGTCCGCGCGCCCTGGCCGGGCCGGTCAGCCTTCCACCGGTCCAGCTCGTCCTTGGTGAACACGGGCAGGTTGTACTGTCCCTCCACCTGACGGTGGTCGATCTCGGGGCCGATGCCGCGCGCCACGTAGCTGGAGAGCGTGTTCCGTCGCAAGCCCAGGTACTCGGCGGCTGGCCCGTAGCCCACGAACTCCGTCGTCTCGCCCTGGCTCGTCACGGTCTCACCTTCTCTCGGGGTCCAGTCCGGATCTGACTATACCGGCACGCCTTCCTAGTTGACAAGTTCCCGTATGCCCCGATCCGAGCGCTTGACACTTCACAGTCAAGCCTGTAATGTAGTCCGCGTGAGGGGGGCAGGCCCCCTCCGAACGGAAGGACCACCGACGATGAACGCCAAGACCGCCCACATCACCGGTACCGCCATCATCGTGACCGAGACCGAGGCCCTGACCGGCCGCAAGGTCACCGTGGCCACCGAGCCGCGCCCGGCCACGTTCGCGGACGCGGACACCTTCCTGGCGGTCCACAGCCTGGGCCGGACCGACGCGTGGGAGCTGGGCGAGTCCGGCATGGTCTCGGCCCCGGTCGCGCCGGTGGACAACCGGTTCAACGGCACCGTGGCGGCGCGACTGGACCAGGCCGTGGGCACCACCCACCACGAGTTCGTGATGATGACGGCCCGGGACCTGGCGTGCGCGGAGCTGGAGGGCCAGCTCATCACGGACTCCGAGCGTCAGGGCGTGTACGTGGTGGCAGGCTCCAGCCTGGACGGAGACGTGGCCAAGATCCACATGGTAGGTGAGGGCGGGACCTGGGAGACCCGGTTCACCGGCGAGTTCCACCCGAGCCGGATCGTCTGGGTGGCCAACCGGATCAAGTGATCCGCCCCGGCCAGCGGCCCGGCTCCCCCGAGGGGAGCCGGGCCGTTTCAGTCCCGGTTCCGGTCGCGCGCCGGACTGACTCCGGACTCCAGCTCCTGGCAGTGCAACGCCGCGCGGTACTCGGCCATCAGGTCCCGAAAGTGCCTGGCGCGCTCGCCCTCGGGACCAGGCGGCGGCTCCGGCGCGTCCACGAACGCGCGCACGATCGCGCACATCGCGCGGTCCTGTTCGAGCTGGAGCCGGGTCTCCTCGCGCTCCTGGTCCTGTTCGTTGTACCAGATCCAGAACGACAGGAGCCCTGCGATAGCCAGGACCGCCAGGCCCCAGCTCATCAGGATGAGCCAGATCCTCCGAGGGATCTCCCAGTCCCGCTGATCAGTCACGGCCGGGCCTCAGCTTCCGATACCCGACCGGACGGCCCAGGCAATGACGAGGGCGGCGGCCCCGGCGGCTCCGCTGGCAGCGAGCCAGGACTGGGCGGGGTACCGGGACCCGAGAGCCAGAGCCTGAGAAATCCGGGACCCAGCATGGTGGCGGCGCTGATCAGCATCAACGGCCACGGTCCAGCGGTGATCACGGTCCACGTCCCCCAGGCCCCTCCGATCACGAGGAACGCGAGGTCCCGGCGTAGTGGTGGCAGTCCTCGCCTGGTCACGCACCGTGCCTCCCTGTCTCGCGGCGACGAACCGAGCGTAACCGGGAAGGTCCTGATCTCTGCGGTCGTCTCCGCGCCAGTATCGGGTCTGTCACCACTCCCCCGGACCAGGAGAGATCCAGGGCCGAGCCAGGGTGCCACCGGCGGGCTACCCGATCGTGCGCCCGGTGCTTGGTCAAGCTGGGCACCTTCCGGTGATCGACCAGGGAGGGCCAGGAGTACCAGACCTCACGGCCCGTCCGTTCGGCCCATCCTGCCACCCGCATGTCGTCCGGGATGCCCGCCCTTCGGTCAGCACGGTCGATCATCTCCGAGATCAGCCGGACGGGGAGGATGATGCAGACGCCCCACATCAGTTTCCCCGTGCGTACCCAGCTCGCTCCGGCTGAATCAGCGGCGCGCGCCAGGGCCTCCCAGCGGATCGGCACCGTGCGCCCCGTCCCGAGGTAGCCCGAGACCACGGCGTCCGGCGGCACGTGCTCCAGGGCTCGCTCCAGCCCCGCCAGGAGGTCCGCGCACGGAACCGCGTCATCCTGGATCAGCGCGTGCCAGTCGGCCGCCGGGTCCGCCAGGAGCCACGCGCCGCGCGCCGTACGCCAGACCCGATCGGCCTTGCCGTTCGGCGGCCCCTCGTTGTCCCAATGGACCGGCACCGGCCGATCCAGCGCGGCCAGGAGCTGGTCCACCTCGGCCTGTCGGTCCGGGTGCGCCATCACGCTGGCCGAGAGCTTCATGGCGCGGCCCTCAGCCGGCGAACCTCCGCGATCAAAGACCTCAATACGTCATGATCGTGATAGCTGGGTCCATCTGTTCCACCGTTAGCCATCTCGGAATAAAGCCGCAACAGATCCCAAACCGAGGATCTTTCCGACGTTTCCGGATCAGGGTCAATGCTGGCCGACAGCATCGCCAACGTGCCGTCGTCCACCGGGAACGGGGGGAGAACTGCCCGACTCACTCCCCGGCCTCCAGGGCGGCCACCATGTCTGCCTTCTTGTCCTTGCGCGTACCCAGCACGATCCCCCGGACCTTCGCCAGCGCGCGGAGCTGGGCCGTGTTCAGGTCCCCGATCGCGGTACCGGCCGCCACGCCCTCCAGCTCCCCCTCGGTCACCACGGTCCGGTTCGGCGCGTGAACGGTTGACACTTCACTGTCAGGCTGTGGCGTACGCTCGCCCTCCTCCGGCCAGGGCATCTCCAGCTCGCGGCCGGTCGGCTGGTCCTTGTCCTTGCACCACGGGTCCGAGCACGGTTCCCCAGTCGCGTGCTCAAACGGGTCAGCGGGCTCCGGGGAGGGGTGAACGCCCTCGCTCGTCACGGCCGTGGTCCGGCCGCTGTCCGGCGTGGTGGCCAGCCGCGTGACCGCCAGCGCGCCGTGGAAGACCTCCACGGGCTCCAGGACCCCCTCGTCCACGAGCGCGTCCACGGCGGCCTTGACGCCGGGCCAGTCCGGGTGCCCGTAGTCGTCCACCGCGATCCGCGCGCCCGGGGCCAGGTGCGGTGCCCACAGTTCGATGTCCCGGCGCGCGCCCTCCTCGGAGTGGTCCCCGTCCACGAACAGCAGACCGACCGGCGGCCCGTCGTACTCGGCCGCCGCGTCCTGGGAGAACGCCTGGATCAGCCTGATGTCCCGGGCGTACCCGAGGGTCTTGACGTGGTGGTGCGCCCACCGGCGCGCGCTCGGGTCGGTGAACGGGGCATCGTAGGTGTTGCCCGGGAGGTCCCAGGGGTCGATGGCGGTCACGTGCGCCCGGCCGCCCTGGCGGGCTCCCCAGGCCATCTGGAGCGCGGTCCGGCCGTGGAACACGCCCAGCTCCACGATCTCCTGGTCACCCGGGACCTGGGCCGCGAAGTCCGCGAGCGCGATCATCACATCCTCGGGCGTGGCGGCGCGTACGCGCCGGAAGAACCTCGGAGGCTTCATCATGATCCTTCCCTGTCGTCTGGCTGTGCGGACCGGCCGCCGGGCGGCGGCCCGCTGTTCGGCCTGACCGGCCCGGAGCGCTCGAACGGTCGCTACCTGGGAGGCCAGCGTGGCGACTTGCCACGCTCGGAACGTACGCCGGTCCCGGCTCATCTGCTCACGGCTGTTGACCCGCTGGTACTGATCGTCCGTGGTGGCCTTGCCCGCGTACGGGTGCATGTGCTCGATCCGGACCTCCGGGAGGTGTCGGACCGCCCCGGCCGCCAGGAACAGCTCCAGGACCGCGTTGTCACAGAACATGTGCTCCACCGGGGCCGGGACCATCCGGCCGAGCGCGCGCACCACGTCCGAGGTGATCGCCCACTCGGTGGACAGCTTGGCTCCCTGGTACCCGTCGTCCCCGTAGACCATCCCGGTCCCCAGCTCCCGGAGGACCGCGAGGTACCGCGCCGCCCAGCCGATCGTCTGGGGGAGGTGGTCGTCACCGGCGAAGCCCACGGCCCAGTACAGCTCCGCCATCTCGCGCGCCGCCAGGTCCAGCTTGTGGACCATCGGCATCCAGCGCGGGACCTCCAGGAGCCGGACCAGGGGCTGGCCGGTGTCCGGGTGCTCGGTGCTCTCCACGAGGTCCCGGTAACCCTGGATCTCGGGGTCGTCCGCGTCCGCCACCAGGACCAGATCCGCGTGGTCCCACGCGTTCGTGAAGTCCCAGGCCGAGATCACGCGCTGGACGTTGCCGGGCCTCCCCCGGGTCGGGACGATGATGGCCAGGTCAGGCATGTGGGCTCCACGTGAAGTACGGGCTGGCGACGCTGGCGCGCTCGCCTCTGGTGATCCGCCGGGGTTGCTGCCACCGGGAGCCGGACCCGGCGGTCCGGTTGGTCGAATACAGGTAGTGGTACAAGATCCGGGGGACCACCACCTGGGTCCGGAGCACGCGCGCCCGGCGGAGCTGGTCCACCCAGACGCGATCCTCCGCGCGCCCGGCGCGCGCCAGCGAGAAGTCCGCCCGTAGAGCGAGCCGCGTCCGCATCGGGTTCAGGTGGGAGATGTCCCGTTCATACCGACCGGGGAAGTTGCGCCAGCGCCGGTACTCCAGCGAGTGGTACGCCACGCCGATCGGTGCGCCGTCCGAGTAGCACTGGACCTGGAACCCCACGTAGTCCGGCCGCTGGCCCAGCGCGGCCATGATCTCGGCCACGTAGTCCCGGCTCACCAGATCGTCATCGTCCACGAACGAGACGTACTCGGTCCCGGCGGTCTCCACCATCCGCTGGCGGATCTTGGGCAGTGGCGGACTCCCGTTGTTGAACCAGCCGATCACCCGGACCGCTCCGGCGTACGGATCGAGCTGGGGGAGGAGGGTCGCCATCAGCCGCTCGAACAGCGGGCGGCGCTCGCCCAGGGTCGGCACGAGGATCGCCCACGTTGGCGGCGCGGCTGTCATGTGTCCCACCTTACCGGAACCAGGGGGCATCTCGGCGCGGCCTGGCCGCTCGGGGACTGGGGGGACTGGGGGGACCCGCCCGAACCTCGCGGCCTTACACGTATACGCGCGTCACGCGCGCCACATACAAGGCACTTGGTCCAACGCGCCAAGGTGGAGAGGGTCCCCCCAGTCCCCCCAGTCCCCCCGGGGTTACGGGGTCGGCTCGTCCGCCGTGACCGCGTGCCCCTCCCTGGCCATCTTGGTGGCCGTGATTGTCACGCCCTCGGCCAGGTCCGGCCACGACTGAAGGTGGTTCACCAGGGACTGAAGCGCCGCGTCCACGTCCGTCCCGCTGGAGACCGCCGTGTACGGCTTGACCTCGAACTCCACGCCGTTGACGTGGCGGACCCAGAACGGCTCGTACTGGGCCTCAGCGGGACCGGTGGGTGTGCTGGGCATGGGACCCCTCCTACGGTGCGTAGATCGCTGTCCATTGATGAGCGGTGCTGAAAGTGGCATTCGTGCTCGGTCGGTACCCGAACAGCGTGAACCCGGTCGTACTGATGTTGATCGCCCGATAGTTGAACTGGGCCGTGTCTCCGGCCCCGTTGTTCAGGTTGATGTGGACGTTCGGCACGCCCGGGAACGTCATTCCGAAGCTGGCGGCCACGGTGTACGAGGTGGCGTTCGACGGTCCCCCCGTGACCGATCCGGTCTTGACGATCGCGCCCATCGCGCCGGTGCTGCCCACCGCGCCGATCACCAGGAGCGAGCCGCGTAGCGAGATCATCTGAACGGCCGCGCCGTCCGGCGCGTACGCCGTGGCCAGCTTGGGCACGCTCGGCACGATGATCCCGCCGGACATCATGATGTCCAGGGTCCCGTCCGAATTGACGGCATCGACCGTCCCGGTTCGTAGATGGGTGTGCGGCTCCCCGTCCCGGTCCGGGCTCAACTTCTTCAGCAGCGAGGTGTAATCGATCATGGTTACAGCTCCCTGACCTGTAGGGATGTCTCCCCGGCGAGGTCCAGAGTCACGGCGTCCACCGCGAGCGCCGAGCCGTCCACGCTCACCACGTCCCCGGCCGTGATCGTCGGGTCGTACGGCCGGGTCAACGTGTACGTGGCACCGGCCCCGACGTGGCGGGCCAGGATCGTGTTGGCGGCGCTCTGGGCCTGGCTGACGGTCTCCAGGAGCGGGGAGGCGAAGAACTCCGTCACGCGGCCGTACGGGCTGGTTCCCGGCCCGGTCCCGGCGTACGTCGGGCTGGACGGGTCGTCATCGATGGCCGTGGCCTGGACCGGCGCGCTCCCGTCCTGGGGCTCGCCGCGCGCCACGATCACGTTCGGGGGCCGCGTGTCGAAGTCGGCCGAGAGCGAGGTGAGCGCGTCCAGCGGGTACGCCGTGGCCGGGTCCGGAACGATCGTGCCCACCTGGATCTCGCCCACCCGGTCGTACCACGCGGTCCGGCTGAAGCCCGCCAGCACGTCCAGGATCTCGGCCCACGGGGCCGTGGACGGGTCCAGCCCGAATATCCGGTCCGCGCCCAGGGTCGCGCCCACCAGGCTCACGCCCGGGTTCACGCCCACGCGGTTGGTCACCACCGTGTTGATCATCGTGCCCAGGTCGGTCCCGGCCGCCACGGTCAGCGCGGTCTCGAACCGGTAGCGCTCCACCCGGTCCGAGATGTCGATCAGGCCCACCTCCACCACGCGCTGGTCCGCCTCGGTCCGGGTCCGGCTGGACGCGATCTCGTACGTGCCGTAGGGCACGGTGGCCACCGAGCCGTCCAACAGCTCCAGGCCCAGCTCCACCTCCACGCGCGTCCCGAACGGCGTCAGGAGGTCACCGGGCCGGTGCGGGATCAGCGAGTGGCTGGCGAACGTGAGCCGCCCGTCCCAGCGCGCGTTCCGCCGGGCGTCCTGGGTCAGCGAGCCGGAGATGGGCTCCAGCTCGCGCGTGACGCCACCGCGCGAGAACGTGAAGCGGGACCAGCGCCGGTACCCGGTCGGCGTGCTGAGCGCGGCCTGGTGGCGCGCGGAGCTGAAGCGAGTGGCCACGCCTACCTCCCCGAAAGAATCTTGAGCGGACCGTTTGACACTTCACAGTCAAGCCTGTAATGTTCTCCGTGTAAGGCAAACAACTCCACAGAGACCTCCACCGGGGTAGAGAACCGGGCCTGGCAAGCCCGGGAGGTACGAGCCCGAGGGCAGGGACCGGAGCGCTCCGGTTGCCTGATCCCGGTGGAGGGCCGGAGGGACCGGGGTAGTGAACCGGGGGTGAGCGCCCCGGGAGGTACGAGCCCGAGGGCAGGGACCGGAGCGCTCCGGTTGCCTGATCCCGGTCCCTCGCTCATCACAGGAAGTCCGCCGGGTCGGAGGTCTCCGGCCAGTCCTGGCGGACCATCGTCACCTGGACCACCTTCACGTCCGGAGCCGGAGCGCGGACCGTCCAGCCGGACGGAGCGAACCAGCCGGGCGTCCCGCCCACCGGGCTCCAGTACACAAGCTGGTTGGCCAGCATCTCCTCCAGCTCGTTGATCGCCGGAAGGCCCTCCACCGCGATGACCAGGGTCATGTCCTCCCCGGCCAGCGTGGTGGAGACCGAGGGGAGCCCGCCATCCAGCGGCACATCGTCCGTGACCAGCCGGGGGAAGTCGTGCGACCGGTCGGTGGCCACCGCGATCCGCGCCGTCATGGACGAGAGCCGGTCCAGGTCGTCCCCGTACGTGAAGCTGGGCACGGTCACGCTGGCGAAGTCCGAGACCTTCAGCTCCGGCACCGGCAACGGGCCGCCGGTGATCGTGCCGTCCAGCCGGACGAAATGGGCCTCCCGGTACGGGGGGAGGTGAGAGACCGAGTTCGTGTTCCCGGAGCCCGAGTTCGAGCGCGTGGGCGTGGCCGTGGCCGTGCTCCCGGCCGAGTGCGTGTGCCCGGTGGTGGGGCTGTCGCCCAGGTCCCCGAACGACGGAGCCTCGAACGAGCCGGTGGTGGAGACGCCCACGTTCGTGTCGTGCGAGTGGGCCGCTATGCCGTGGGTGTGGGCTGGCACCGAGTGGCTGTGTGAACTGGAGCCGCCGGTGGAGTTCACCGAGTCCGAGCCCCGGTCCCGGGCGAAGTACGTCCGCATGTCCGGCGTGCCGTTGTTCCCGTCGCACAGCGTCAGGAGCGGATCGAGGTCCGCCACGGCCCCGAGGTACAGCCCGATGATCCGGGTCTGGGTCCCCCCGCCGGTGTTGCGGAGCACCCTCAGCCGCCGGTTGGGTGGCTCCAGCGAGCCGGAGCCGGTCGTCCCGCCACCGGCGGAGGTCAGGTTCCCGGTGCTCGCGGCCACCACGTCCATCGGGTGCGTGTGCCTCGGGAGCCAGCGCGGCGTGGAGGAGCCGTACCCGGCCTCCTGGGAGCTGAGCGGGTTGGACAGGCTGGTGGCCCCGATCGAGTGGTCATGGCTGAACCCGGTGTGGGTGTGCGCGTCCACGGTGTGCGTGTGCGTCGCGCCGCCGGAGTTCGTCCCGCCGTTCCCGGCCGCCGGGGCACCCTTCAGATACCGGCCGGACGAGTCCGCGTCGTCCGTCCAGCCGGACACGCTCTCGGTGGCCCAGCCCAGCACGCCGGTCGGGTAGTTGGCCTGGGAGCCGTCCGAGGAGATCCAGATCACGGTCCTGGTGGGCGGGACGTTGTTCCCGGTGTTCGTGCCCGGCGCGCTGGAGCTGGAGTTCCCTCCGGCGTGCGAGCCGGTGGCGCTCGGCCGCGTGTGGCTGTGCGGCTGGTCCGCCTGGCTCTGGGTCGCGCCGTTGAACCGGGCGGAGGTGGTGGAGGAGTTCGAGGTCCCGGTGGAGCCGCCCACCGAGTGGCTGTGCGCGCCGATGGCGTGCGTGTGGCTGACCCCGGTGTGATCGTGCGTGGTGGAGCCGCCGGTGGCGCTCGGCGCGGCCGTGGTGCTCGCTCCCCGGGGGTACCGGTCGTCCAGCGCCGTGACGCGCGTCCAGCCGCTCGGGATGGTCCCGGCCGTGCCCGGCCAGGCCAGGATCAGGTCCGCCGGGATCGTGTCCGGTAGCTCCACGAATGTCGAGACGTACCCGTGGTAGCGGACTCGGTACGTGATGTCACACGGTTCGCTTGACACTTCACAGTCAGGACCGGGCACCGGCTGGGGGTCAAGCTGGGGGATCGCTAGATCCAGGTACGTCCCGTTCAGGCCATCGGGCACCGTGGCGATGCGCTGGGAGCCGGTGCAATCGTCGCGCCAGACCTCGGCCACCACGTAGTCGTTGTCCCACGCCTGACCACCCGGGTTGCTCCAGCTCACCCGGTACCCGCCGAACTCCGGCTCCACGGTCACCAGGGGAGGCGAGGGCGGGGGGACCTCGTTGGCCACGTCGAACGCGAGCGTCTGGGAGTGCTCGAACGGGTCCGCGCCGCGAATGGTTGACCGGACAACGAACTCCGCCGTGTACGAGCCGTCATCCAGGCCCGTGGTCTGGACCTCGCTGGGCGGAATCCCGGAGCCGGAGCTGGAGAACACGGTGGCCAGCGCCGCGTCCTTCACGGTGACGGACCAGTCCAGCGCCGGAAGCCCGTCGTACCCGGGCGAGCCGAAATAGAGGTCCGGCTGGTTGGTGTCCGTGATGGTGCCGCCGGTCTGGTCCACCCCGGCGTTGTCGCGGACCTCGGGCGAGTAGTCCGGCCGCGCCCGGCAGTCGATGTCCACGTAACACTCGGCGGTCCGGAGTTCGGCCGCGCCGCCGGTCTCCGAGTCCGGCCAGCCCCCGCCGATGTTTAGGTCCGTGAGAGCGCCAGCCGTGTCCAGGCCGAATGCCAGGTCTTGGTACCAGCTCCCCGTCCGCTCGGTGAACGAGGTACTAACCGGTACCGTGTCGAACTCCAGATAATCCTCAGTACCTCGACCGAGGTCAATATCTTCTGTGATCGTCCCGGCGTCACAACGAATACGGACCCGGCCCCTGATCCGGTGCCGCTGGTGATTCGCCGGAGGAGTGTGCGACGCGACGCGAAGATTCCAGTTGTCCCCGTAGTCTGCCAGGTTGAAATCGATATACGTCGCGTCGGAATCGTCGTCGGTAACGGAGTCGAGAGTCCCGGAGGGCACGGCGGTTCCGGCTCCGGCCTTGCGCACGGAGATGGGCCGGAGCGTGTCCGTTACCGCCATGATGCCCCCTCACTCCAGCTCATGGTGACATCCTACGTGCCCACATCGGCGGTCTGGGGCGGCGGCTCCGGACCGGTCCCGATGAACGAGGCCGTGACCTGGCGAATCCGGCCGATTTTGACGATCCGGATGGACTCCTGGACCGGCGCGGCCCAGACCTCGTTCGCGTCGCTCGGGCTGATCAGGACCAGCGGCCGGGCCAGCACCGCGCGGAGTTCGGCCAGCTCGTCCTCGCTCTCCACGGCGGCCGTCATCGTCAGGTCCCGGCCGCTCGGCGGCGCGCTGGTCACGAACCGCGAGCCCATCACGCCGGTGGCGGCCGTGAACGGCCGGGCCACGGACCACTCAAACCGGCCCAGGACCACGGCGTACATCGGCCCGTCCGGGCCGGTGGTCCTGATCAGGTGCTCGTCCTCGCTCCAGTCCAGACAGAACAGCTCCTCCCCGGACCCGGCGCTCCAGTCCGAGACCAGGAGCTGTCCGTCCGAGCGGACGATGGTCCGCGCCCGGTAGTACGAACAGCACTCGCCCGGCTGATGCTCGCACGTCGCGCCGACCCCGGACCGGGGGAGCGTGAAGTCCGTCCACTCGGCGCATTCGTCCGTGGCCAGCGGCCCGAGGATGGCGACGCTGGTCAGGCCCTGGGAACTGACCAGCGCGGCGGCCGGGTTCACGGTCCAGGCGTTGCCGGTGTCGTCGGTGAACATCTCGGTCCCGGCCGCGTGGTTGGTGAAGTCCACGGCGGCCAGGATGTCCCCGGTCCGGCCCACGCGGACCTGGAACGAATAGGCCCTCCCCGCGAAGTTGTCCACCTCCGTGAACTGGGCCTCGTCCAGGTACAGGAGGTTATTGGCCGGTGGCGTGCCGGTCATGTAGAACCGGGGTCGCGCGAACGCGGTACCGGCCGGAGCCGTCCAGGTCTGGGTGATCAGGGTCCACGTGTTCGCGGTCACGGCCGTGGTGAAAGCGGTACTCGTGGTGGTGAATACCTGATCCGCGTCGTACCACGCGATATCGATGCTCACGTTCCGCGAGACAGCGCACCGGACCCAAGTTGACACTGTATAGTCAACCAATTCCGTGACCGGCGTGAATGCCGTCATCTGAGCGCGCGAGGTGGCGTCCACTCCGCTCGGGGTGAGCAACAGGCTCGCCACGCCCTGATGGAATTGCGCGGTAGAGCGCGCCACCGATCCGCCAGCCGCGAACCAGTCCGTGGCGTCGGTCTCGAAGTACGGGTTCAGGTTCAGCGGGTCCCGGCCCTGGACCGCGCCCACCGTGGTCTCGGCCACGCTGGAGGGGTGGAGCACCGAGGTAGGCGAGCCGGTCACCGGGTCCCCGATGGCGGCCCAGTCGCCGTTCTCATCCAGGTACTCGAACACCACGGTCCAGCCACCGGAGCCGTTGCTCACGTCCAGGAAGACCCGGAGGTGGACCCGGCCGAGCGGATCGACCGGAGCCCGGTCGGTGGCGTACGCGGTCACCACGTTGGCGGCCGTGCCGTCCGGGGACCAGGCCAGCGCCAGCCGCCCGGCCAGCGCCGGGTCTCCTCCCCCGTCCGCGTCCAGGAACAGCCGCCAGACGCGCTCCTCCTCGGCGTCGCTGGCCAGCCACTTGGCGGCCAGCGTCTGATCCTGGGCGGGCCGCCAGCCGTCGTCCCGGGCCACCAGGAGGGTCAGCTCCAGGTCTTCCGACTGGACCGGCTCGATATCGGCCGTGGCGTCCAGGGTGATACCCACCGTGGGCTCGGTGCTGATCTCTTTCGAGATCACGGCGGTAGCGCCCAGCTCCAGGCCCGCGCTCGGGGAGCGAGAGTGTGTGCCCGAGGTGGCGGCCGTGGCGTCCAGCGTGAACTCGGCGCGCGGCGCTATCGAGGTGGCCCCAGGGCGGAGCGCCAGGGTCACGGCGGCCCAGCGCCGGGCCTGGGTGGACACGGCCGTGTACGGGCCACGGACCCCGGCCGTGGGGTTGTCGTAGTCGTACGAGACCACGGCGGCCTGGTTGCCGGTGCCGTCCGTGGAGCACGAGATCAACTCATTGTTCGCGCCGGACGGGTCGGTCCAGCTCGTGATCGTGGTCCCGGAGCTGGTCGGCTGGCCGTGGATCGAAACGGTCCAGGCTCCGGCCGTAACCGTCGTGATGGCCGGGGCCACCACGTTGGCGCTGTCCACGTCATCGGAGTCGATCTGGGTAGTGGCGTCCAGCGGCGTGGTGGTGTCCACCGAGTGGTAGACCCGGACCTGGACCACCATCCGCCCGGTGCCGGTGCTCAGCGTGGGCGTGACCGTGGTCCCGCCCTCGGTGCCAGCGGCCACCTTGGTCCACACGCCGAGCCGGAACGCGGCGGAGCCCGCGCGCTCGTTGGCCCTGTTGGTGTACCCGCCCACGGCGGCGGACAGCGTGCTGTTGAACGTGTTCGAGGAGCTAGCCCCCGCGATGACCACGATGAAGTCCCCGGCCTGGGTGCTGGCCGGGATCGTCGCGGCAAGAGACGCAACGGCGGACGAGGACTCAACCTCGGCCGTAGCCCTCAGCGGAGGAGCCACGATGTCCTCCTGGACTAGACGAGGTTGTCAGCGTCAACCGTGGGGGTCACGTTCAGCACGCCCGCCGAACCGAACCCCTCGGAGGGCGATATCTCGAACCCGCCCCGGAACGTGCCGCCGGAGCTGGCGGACCAGATCCCCCAGTGCGTGACCGTGGTCCCGGCCGGGATGTCGATGCTCACCTGGGAGCCGGTCTGGTCACCCGAGGCGGCGGCCCCCCAGGTGGTCTGCTCACGTGCGTACGTGCCGCCCGCAACCTCGTTCGCGCCCGTGGTGCCCGGGTCGCCGGTGTGCGCTGAGATCCAGCTCCCCAGCGCGGTAACCGCGCCCACAGCGGCGTTGAGCGCCGCGTCCGTGAACCCCATGTCCTGGTCCTCCTATACGTCCGGTGTGGATGCGTAAGCGCCGTTCGTGCCCGGTAGCAACAGGTATCCGCCCTGGGCACAGTCCACCCGCTGGATCTCCAGCCAGCCCTCCGCACCGTCGAACGCGTCCACGTCCGGAGCGCACGCGTTGATCACGTAGAACGGGGCCTCCTCGGTGACCGCTGGCGGGTCGGGAGCCGGGATCGCGCCCACCGAGACCGTGAACTCCAGGGTCTCCTCGTCACTGGCGTACGCCGTGTTCGCGCCCAGCGTGCTCCAGACCTGGAGGTGGGCCACATAGTCACCGTTGTCCAGCGGCGTGGTCTGGCGGTTCACCGGGGAGCCGGAGACCGTGCCGGTGTCCCAGACGATCGCGCCGTTCAGGGTGACCCAGTACCGGTACTGGCGCGCGGCCAGGTCGTCCAGGTCCAGCCCATCGGTGCGGATGGTCGGCTGGGCCGTGTCGGAGATCGTGGTGGTGACCGCGCCGGAGCCGTCCAGGATCTGGGGCGTGAAAGTGGGGGCCAGGCGGCTGTCCACGTCCAGGTACAGCTCGGTGATCCGGACGCCGGTGGTCTGCCCGGTCACGTACGTGTAGAGCACCGTGGAGCCGTCCGCCGGTGCGCCGGTGCCCCAGGAGCCCACCACGGTCTCCGGGGAGGCACCGAACAGCGCGGCGGCCCCGGCCACCAGCGAGCCCGAGGAGAGCCGGACCGCCCACCACGCGCTCCCGTCCTCCCCGCGCGCCCGGAGCCGGACCTGATGGCGGCGCTCGCCATCCGGCGGCGCGTCGGCCGGTGTGGCCAGGATCAGCGCCGAGCCGTCGCCACCCCATGCCGCGTACGTGAGGTCCGAGTCGTCCGAGGTCACGCCGTGGAGCGTGCCGGTGCTCGGCGTCCAGCCGACCCCGGAGGAGGTGGCGGACGGTCTCAGCGTGGTGATCGTGCCCATCTCACCTCCCCGTCATCGTGCCAAGGTAGCAGCGCCCAGCCGCTCCAGGACCGCCTCGGCGGCTTCCAGGCCAGCCTCTCGGCCCTGGCCCTGGATGACGATGGCCCCGGCCTGAATGGTCACGTGGACGCCCGCGCCGAGCGCCGCGCCGTCGCCACCGCGCGGACGGCCCGGCGCGACGTTGAACGTGGGCGTCCCGTCCAGGGCGATGGACGGAACGATCTTGCGGACGGCCTTGTCCACCACGCCCATGTTCTTGGTGATGCCTTGGGCCACGCCGGGCGGAATCCAGCGGCCCACCTCCAGCTCGGCCACCTTGGACGGGGAGCCGATGCTCAGGGCGTCCTTGAACCCGTCCACGATCCGCTTCGCGGCGTTGCGCGCGGCGGCCACCGCGCCGGAGATCGCGCTGGTGATGCCGTTCTTCACGCCCGCGATGATGTTCCGCCCGGCACCCACCAGCCAGGAGGCGGCTCCGCTGAACGCGCCGGTCACGGCCGAGCGCACGGTGGACAGCGCGCTCCGGATCTTGCCCGGAAGCTGGCGGATGATGTTGATGGCCCCGGAGACCAGGCTGGACGCCTGGTTCCGCGCGGCGCTCCCGGCGGAGCTGAACACGGATGAGACGATCGAGATCAGCGAGGAGATCGCGCTCCGGGCGCGACCGGGCAGGGACGCGAAGAACCCCACCACGGCCGAGATGCCCGAGGAGACGATCGAGCGCGCCGTGGACCACACGGCCGTGAACACGCCAGCCACCAGGCCCGGGATCGCGCGGATGGCGCTCATGATCCGGCCCGGCAGATTGATGAAGAATGAGACGATCGTCCCGAGCCCAAACCCGATCAGATAGGCGATATTCGATACGAGGTTCGAGAAGAAGCCAGCGATAAGACCGGGGAGCGCGGCCAGCGCGCTCATTATCCGGCCCGGGAGCGACGTGAAGAATCCCATTACCGTGGTCACCAGATTGGTGACGAACGAGGTAATGGCGCTCCAGATATTCGAGAAGAACCCGGTAATGGCAGACCAGGCGGAGGAGACCGCGCCCGGGATTCCGGCGAAGAACGAACCGATGGCCCTCGCCACGCCGACGATGGCAGGCCACGCCGTTCCCACGAGCCAATCGATCGCGGCAGCCCCGCCAGCCTTGATCGCGTTCCAGGCGATAACCAGTCCGTCCAGCACCTTGGACAGGCCATAGATCGAAACCGCTATGTTCGTGATGACCTGTTCCAGCGCGCCGAACAACAGCCCGATATTGCGGACGTTGTTTTCATTCGACGCGAATAGCGCGAATACCTCTCCGAGGAGAGTGCCGAGCCGGGGGAGGTTCTGGCCCAGCGCTATCAGCGCGTCGCGCATTCCCTCCAGCGTCTTGGGGTCCGAGGTGAGAACCTTCAGGAACTCCTCGACAAACCCGGCCATTCCCTCGGTCAGCGGACCGATAGCGGGGGCCAGTCCCTCGAATATGCCGTGGAGGAGCGGCGTCAGTTCCAGCGCCTTATCGGCTAGGAAATTGAGCGCGTCGGTGAACGGCTCCATCAGCGGCGCGGCGGCG